CAATATTATTTGACCACAATAGCGTAACAGGTGTAAGTCAGTACTTTGACTATGACCCAGCTAAAGATACATATTACCTAACTTCTACTCAAGACTTGAGTGGTATGTTAGACAAAATTAAACAGTCAAGAGATAACCCAGATGTATGGGGTAAAGGCGTTAAAGAAGAATGGGCGCACTTTGCTAGTATTCCACCTGTAGTGGAAATGCAGTTAAAGCAAAAGGGTATAGACATATATAACCCTGACCATACAAAAGCAATGATAAAAGAAATAAACGAAAACTATCCATATCTTAAACTGACAACAAAGAACGGATGATAGTTTACAGCGTTAAAGGTTTGTTCAGTAGTTTAAAACGTGTAGTAAAGACAAGAACGTCTAATAGAAACAAAAGAGTTTACGATAGAATATCTAAATACAGAAAAATATGGTTTCACTATAGGACTAGATGGACTTTACCGAAATAAAAAATATACAGTTAGCCATACATGACCTTATCAACAAGGAAGAGTATGACAAAGCATTGCCACTTATATATTCTGTATTAGAAGAATATCCTAATGACGCTGCTACACTAAACTTTCTAGGTTATATCTGGTTACAAGGCGATAAGCCTGCATTTGCATATCAGTTCTTCCGTAGAGCATTACAAGAGATGCCAGGCAATAAAGCTATATGGACATCACTAGGTCGTGCAGCACATGAACTAAATATGTATGAAGATGCTCTAAAGTATTTCCTAAAGTCAGCAGAATTAGATCCTACATACGCATTAGCTTATTCTAATGCAGCAGCAACACTAGTACAAACATCTAAATGGGATGACGCAGAGAAAGCCTGTAAGATGGCTTTAGAATGTAACCCTAACGATATACATGGTCAACTAAACCTAGCACATAGCTATCTAGCTAAAGGTGAATGGGATAAAGGTTGGGAGTATTGGGGCAAGTCACTCGGTGGTAAGTTTAGAAAAGAATGGGTGTATGGTGACGAAGTAAGATGGGATGGCACTAAAGACAAAACACTTATTATCTATGGCGAACAAGGTTTAGGTGATGAGATATTCTATGGTAGCTGTATTCCTGACGCTATCAGCTCTAGTAAGCAAGTCTACATAGACTGTGACCCAAGACTAGAAAACTTATTTAAACGTAGCTTTCCAGAAGCAGAAGTTCATGGCACTCGTAAAGAAGATAGTCCTGAATGGTTAACAGATAAAAAGTTTGACTACAGATGTGCCATAGGTGGTTTACCACAGTTCTTTAGACATACGAATAAAGACTTTCCTGGCACACCTTATCTAAAAGCTGACCCTGAAAGACGCACTATGTGGCGTGGGTTGTTTGACTCATGGGGTAAGAAAGTTATCGGTATTACGACTAAAGGTGGTATTAAACATACCAACGCTAAAGGTCGTGAGCTAACACAAGAAGATATAGAGCCATTATTAAAGCTCAAAGACTATGTATTAGTCAGTTTAGATTATAGCGTAGAACGCAAATTAGACGGTGTTAAGTACTTTGACTTTGCGACAAACGCAAAAGACTATGATGATACAGCAGCGTTAATAGCTGAATGTGATATGGTCATAGGTGTCAATACAACAGCATTACATTGTGCAGCAGCTATGGGTGTAAAGACATGGTGTCTAGTTCCTACATGGCATCAATGGCGTTATGCACAAGCAAGTATGCCTTGGTATCGTCACATGAGACTAATTTATCAAGACAATGACAAATGGTCAGAAGTTATAAATAAAGTAGCCAAGCAATTAAATGGGACTTGGTGATTGGTTAATGGCATCAGGTGATGCTAAAGAAGCTAATGAACGCACCGGTAAAAAGGTTAAGTTAGGTGATGGCGTTAGAATGTCATGGGATGGTCAAGTATTTGCTAACAACCCTAGAATGGCTAGTAACTCTGATACGAATGTAGTATGGGTTAAAAACTACCAAGGACATAGACCTTATCTAAAAGGCACAAAGAATGGTCGGTTATTATTCAATGATGATTATAAACCTAGAGCAGGCGAAATATACTTTAACCAAGTAGAAAAGAAAAACATAGAAAAGATAGATAAGGACTACATAGTTGTAGAGCCTAATGTTAAAAAACTTTATATACACACAGTTAATAAAGCATGGCATGGTTGGGAAGAGTTACTTAAACATGACTTACCATGGCTACAATTAGGTGATGTATCTGTAAAAAAATATACGAATTGGAAAGAAACAGCTACTTTTAGAGAAGCATTACAAGTTTTAAGCAAAGCAAAGTTATTTGTAGGGACAGATGGTGGCTTACATCATGCAGCAGCAGCTTTAGGCATACCTTCTGTAGTGATATGGACAGGTTTTACTTCACCGAGGCATTTAGGATATGATACCCATAGAAATATACATGACGGTTCAGAGCCATGTGGGACTTATGATAGCGTATGTCAACATTGCCTTCTAAAAAGCAAAGCAATAAGCATAGAACAAGTTTTAGATGCAGTTAATACTGAGTGGAATAGAACGTAGAGATAACGTCTTAAAACGCTTACAAACGCATTGTAAGGGCATTTTAACAAGAGAATGGGATGGTAAGTCTATTCCAGTCGTAGTAGGTAATTTACATGGTGCAGATAAGATACAAATAGCCTGTAGAGAACAAAAAATACCCTATATTTTGATAGATCATGGCTATTTTCATAGAGAAATGGACTTATCTTGGGCTAGGTTTTGTGTAAATAATTATCATTGCACAGACTGGCGTGAGTCTGATAGAGAAATACCTAAAGTTTATGAGTATCGTAGTGGTGAAAACGTAGTTATCTTACCACCACCAGAAAAAATAGCTTACATTTACCAAACTTCTACTTGGTTAGATACAACCATAGAAGAAATTAGGAAGTATACAGAAAGAAAAATTGTCATTAAGCGTAAAGGCGAAGGTGACTTTAAAAAAACATTAGAAAAAGCTCATGTTATTGTGAGTTTTGGTAGTGTAGCAGATGTAGAAGCACTTATTCGTGGTGTTCCTGTCATAGGTTCACCTTATAGCCCTGCAATTCCTGTATCCAATAACATAAAAGACATAGAAAACTTAACATATTTTGACAGAACAGCATGGTTAAGCTCATTAGCTGCTAGTGAATGGCATAAAGATGAGATGGACAAGTGCTGGGATAGACTAAAAGGACAATTAGATGGCGTTTACTAACTACACCTCGTTTGTAACTACAGTAGAAAACTACTTAGCACGAACAGACTTAGCATCACAGATACCTGACTTTATTCAGATGGCACAATTTAGAATGACTCGTGATCTAAGAACAGAAAGAATGTTAAAAGTCGCTACTGCTGACACTACAGATAGTACAGTAGGCTTTCCTACAGACTTTTTAGAAGTCAGAGAAATACACATGTTAGGTAACCCTCCTGTATTACTAGAGTTTCAGTCACCTGACTTATTCTTTAGAGATGGTCAAACAACATTATCAGGCAGACCTCACTATTTTACTATGTTAGGTACAGAGTTTAAGTTTGCACCAGGTCCTGATACAAGCTACACAGTTCAAATTTTATATTATGCTCAACCAACATTTATATCTAGCACAACAGCTAGTAATTTGTTCTTAGCATACTATCCAGATGCTCTACTTTACGCAACTCTAGCAGAGGCAGAACCATATCTTATGAACGACCAAAGAATAGCTACATGGTCTGCTTTATACGATAGAGCAATTGCGAATATTAAGCAGAGTGACTTAGGTGCAACATATCCATACACAACATTAAGCGTAACACCAAGATAAGGAAAATATTATGGCAGAAATGAGTAATTTTTTAGAGAATGCACTTATAAATGCAACTCTACGTAACACAACATATACATCAGTCGCAACAGTATATGTATCACTATGGACTTCAGACCCTACAGACGCAGGTAGTGGCACAGAAGTATCAGGTGGTTCATACGCTAGAACAGCAGTTACATTTGGCGCACCATCTAACGGTGTAACTACAAATAATGCTGACGTTACTTTCCCAACAGCAACAGGTTCATGGGGAACTGTAGGATGGATTGGTATTAATGATGCAGCAACTTCAGGCAACCTTTTATACCATACAGCATTAGATACAGCTAAAGCAATTGACTCAGGTGATATATTCAAAATAGTTTCAGGTAACCTTTCAGTTACATTAGCGTAAGGATAAATTATGGCTCTAGTCGTTAAAGATAGGGTAAGAGAAACCACTACGACCACAGGCACAGGCACAGTTACGCTAGGTGGTGCTGCTACAGGCTTTCAGTCATTTTCTGTTATTGGTGATGGTAATACTACGTTCTATACTATTCAATTATCCAGTACAAATGAGTGGGAAGTAGGTGTAGGAACATACACGTCTTCAGGCACTACTTTATCTCGTGACACTATACTAGAGTCTAGCAATAGTGGAAATGCAGTTAATTTTAGTGCAGGTATAAAAGATGTATTTGTTACTTACCCTGCTGAAAAAGCAATTTACTTAGGTAATTTACCTACAAAAATGGTAGTTTTAAAAAGAGACAGTACTACTGCTGACGTTGCTTTAGCTAATGGTTTTCTACCTGTATTAAATAGAAGTGGCTCAACAATTAATGTTACAGTAAGTTAAGGATAATTATGGCAACTCGTTATGGATTAGTGCTAAATGGCACAACAATACAAGAATTACAGTCAGGTGATACTATCATTGGCTTAACTTCTAGTACAGCACTTCAAAAAGGTGATGGTTCTACTGGGCTTACTGCAGCTACAGCAGGCACAGACTATTTAGCACCTCCTTCTGGCACATCTATTTTAAAAGCAAATAGTGGTGGTGCATTAGCTAACGCTACTGCTGGTACAGATTACCTTGCTCCACCTTCAGGCACAGCAATTCTTAAAGCTAACTCTGGTGGTGCTTTAGCAAATGCCTCAGCAGGAACAGACTATGTAGCACCAGGAACAGCAACTACTTTTACTGCTCAACAAACATTTAATTCAGGAAATTTAAGGTTAGCTGGTTCAACTAGTGGCACATCTACTTTAAATACTCAAGCTATAGCTGGTACAACAACATATACTTTACCTAATGCAACATCTACTTTAGGGTTTTTAAATATACCAGCAGTAGGCACTAAAACAGGGTCATATACTTTAGCTACATCAGATGTTGGTAAATATGTCCAAGTAGGTACTGGAGGTTCAATTACTATACCAGATGCAACATTTGCTGAAGGAGATATTATTTCAATTTTTAATAATACAACAGGAAATATTACAATTACTTGTACAATTACTACAGCATACATAGGTGGAACAGACTCAGATAAAGCTTCTGTAACATTAGCAACAAGAGGTATAGCTGCAATATTTTTCATATCTAGCACAGTTTGTGTTATTACAGGAAACGTATCGTAATGAGCGGAATAAATGCTATTGTATTAGGTGCTTCTTATAAAAAAGGCCCATATATCGTATCTTATTTAGTTGCGGCAGGCGGCGGAGGCGGCGGTACACAACGAGGCGGTGGTGGTGGAGCAGGTGGTTTATTAACAGGAACAGCAACTTTAACTCCTGCAAGCGTGTATACAATAACTGTTGGTGGCGGTGGAGCAGGCGCAACTGCTAGCAATACTAATTCTACTGCTGGATCAAATTCTGTATTTTCAGGCACAGGTATTTCTACTGTAACATCTACTGGCGGTGGTTTTTCTGCTGGAGGTTCAGGCTCTAATAGAAATGGCGGATCTGGAGGATCAGGTGGTGGTGGAGGAGGATCAAACCCTGCTGGTGTTGGTGGTGCTGGTACTTCTGGACAAGGTAATACTGGTGGAAACGGAGTTAATGATGCTAGTGGCGGAGGTGGTGGAGGTGCTGGTGCTGGAGGAAGTAATGGTAGTGGTTCTGCAGGCGGTGCTGGTGGTAACGGCTCTGCATCTTCTATTACAGGCTCATCTGTAACTCGTGCAGGTGGTGGTGGAGCAGGTGGTAACGGTGGTGGTGGTGGAGCTGGAGGATCAGGTGGTGGAGGTGCTGGTAGTAGCACAGGAAACGGAACAGCAGGTACGGCTAATACTGGCGGTGGTGGCGGTGGTGGCGGTGGTGCTTCTGGTTTAGGAGCTACTGGTGGTTCAGGCGTTGTTATTTTAAGCGTACCTACTGGATCATATTCTGGCACAACTACAGGATCACCTACTGTAACAACATCAGGCGCTAATACAATATTACAGTTCAACGGTTCAGGAAGCTACACAGCTTAAATAATATGGCACATTTTGCACAATTAAACAATGAAAACATAGTAACACAAGTAATTGTGGTTGCTAACCAAGATATTATTGATGAAAATGGTAAAGAGTCAGAACAAAAAGGTATAAACTTTTGCTATAACTTATTAGGTGGAACATGGAAGCAAACATCTTACAATGGTAAAATGCGAAAAAATTATGCTGGTATTGGATACACTTATGACGAAGATCGTGATGCTTTTATTCCACCTAAACCATATAATTCATGGTTATTAGATGAAAACATTTGCCAATGGAAAGCTCCTGTAGACTATCCTACAGACGATAAAATGTATTCATGGGATGAAGATACCACTTCTTGGAAAGAATTAGTTTAAAGGATAAATAATGTTTGGCATAAGCGCATTTGCTGAAACCTCGTTTAGCACGTTAGGCAAGATTGGTGGAATAATATTAGCGTCTGCTCAAGTAGACGCAAACGCTACAGTTACAGCTAATGCTAATGCAATAAAACCATTTAGTGCTGCTATTATAGCAGATGCTACTGTTACAGGTAGTGCAACAAGAATAAGACTAGATAGTGGTTCTATAAACGGAACTGCTAATGTAAGTGCTGTTTACTTACGCATAAGAGATGCTGTAGGTTCTATTACAGGTAACGCTACTGTAACTGCATTAGGTTCGTTTGAAATTACAGGTTCAGCAAGTATTACTGCTAACGGTTCAGTAGAACTTAATTATATTCTTATTAGAACATCCTCTGCAAGTATTGCAGGTGCAACAAATGTATCTTGTTTAGCAAATTATGAGGCAAGTGGACAAAGTAACATAGTCGCTAATGCTAGTGTTTACTGTTTAGGCGGTATTGTTGCAGGTGCAAGTGCATTTATTACACCTATAGCTACAGTTACAGCAAACGGAATTATACAAGGTGAAGGGTGGACACCTGTCACACCAAGTTCAGATACATGGACACCATCATCAGCAAGTTCAGATACATGGACAACAATTTCACCATCATCAGATATATGGTATAGACAAGGATAAAACATGGCAAAAACCAAAATTTCAGAATTTAGCTCAACAGCCGCAGATAATACAGATATTACCAATATCAATATTGCTGAAGGTTGTTCACCAGCTAACTTAAACAATTCCATTCGTAGTTTAATGGCATTACTTAAAGACCAACAAACAGGCTCTAGTGGTGACCCATTTACAGTAGCAGGTACATTAGTATCTTCAGGCACAGTAGATATTACAGGTGCATTTAGACTAGACGGAACAGCAGGTGCTAGTGGTCAAGTATTGCTATCAGCAGGAGGTAGCACAACACCTACATGGGGTTCAGTTATACCATCTGGTATTATTGCTATGTGGTCAGGAACTATAGCGACAATTCCTTCTGGCTGGTATTTATGTAATGGTTCTAATAGCACTCCAGACTTACGAGATAAATTTATTATTGGTGCAACTGCTGATAGTGGCGGAGCTGCTAAAACTAATATTACAGGAACACCTACACAAACAGGCGGTAGTAAAGATGCTATTGTTGTATCTCATACCCATACTGCAACAGTTACAGACCCTGGTCACTTTCATACAATTGGTCTTATTGATGGTAGCGGAGAAGGTACTAATACTGCACAAGGGCATCCTAGCGCACCAATAGCAACAGATAACACTAGCACACAAACTACAGGTATTACAGTTTCTAATTCAACAACAGGTTCTAGTGGCACTAATGCTAATTTAGTTCCTTACTATGCTTTAGCATTTATTATGAAGGCTTAATAATGCCTACACAACGTATATCGTTTAAAGAATGGTTACCAGACCAACCTAGCATATTAGACTCTGTATCAGAAGCTAATAACGTTATTCCTTTGGCTGTAGGATATGGTCCATTTAAGTCACCAGTAAATTATTCAGGTGCAGCTTCAGAAGAATTAAATAATTGTTTTGCTGCTAAACTAGACAATGATGTATTTATATTTTCTGGTGGTTCTACTAAATTATTTAGAGTAGACAATACTGACTTATCTTTAGTAGACGAGTCTAAAGCAGGTGGTTATACAGGAACAAATAGATGGCAATTTTTACAATTTGGTAGTCTTGCAATTGCATCTAATGGCTCTGAAAAAATACAGTCTTTTGATGTAGGTAGTTCTACAGCTTTTGCAGACGTAAGTTCAGATGCACCTATTGCTAAATATATTACAGTAGTTCGTGACTTTGTAGTTGCAGCTAATATTGGTGGTGGAACATCACCTAACAAAGTGCAATGGAGTGGAATAAATGATCCTAATACATGGACTGCTACTGCTACGTCACAATCAGACTACCAAATTATTCCTGACGGTGGTGATATTACAGGTATTACAGGTGGTGAATTTGGTATTGTATTTTTAGAAAAAACCATTGTCAGAATGTCATATATTGGCTCACCTCTCATATTTCAATTTGACACTATTTCTCGTAACGTAGGATGTATAGAAGGTAACTCTATAGCACAATACGCAGGCACATCTTATTTCTTATCAGATGACGGTTTTTACGCAACTAATGGCCAAACATTAACAGGTATTGGTGCTGAAAAAGTAGATAGATACTTCTTTAATAATGCTAACATTGGTGATATTGATACTATATCAGCAGCAGTAGACCCTGAACGTAACCTAGTCATTTGGAACTATGCTAACGTATCTGGTGGTCGTTCACTACTTATCTATAACTTTGAAACACAAAAATGGTGTGAAGCTGACACAGATGTAGACTATTTATCTACATTAGCTACCTCAAATAAAACATTAGATGGTATTGATGCTGCTTATAATATAAATGCAGGTTTTTTTGTTATAGGTCAACAATATACCATTAGAACAGTAGGCACTACAGACTTTACACTCATTGGTGCAGTCGCTAACACAGTAGGCGTATTATTTACAGCTACCGGTGTAGGTTCAGGCACAGGTGTAGCCATAGATATGGCAGCTTCAGCAGCAGCTTTAAAAACAATAGACACACTTGTAACTACATTAGATGATAGACTTTATAAAGGTGGTAAGTTCTTATTTGGTGGTGTTCGTGATACTAAAATTATCACATTTACAGGAACAAATGCTACAGGTTCTATTATTACTAATGACCTAGAATATGGTTATAACTCTGTAGTCACACTCGTTAGACCATCTGTAGACAATGGCTCTGCTAATGTACAAGTAGCAAGTCGTAGAATGTTAGATGACACTATTACTTATGGTTCATCTGTATCTGCAAGTCAAGAAGATAGATGCTCTGTAAGAAGTGCAGGTCGCTATCATAGAGTAGCCTTAACACCTACAGGTGCTAACTGGTCATCTGCAATTGGAATGGATATAGACTACTCTGAACAAGGAACGAGATAATGGCTCGTGATATGTACCGTAAACTACCTTGGACAGGTGGTGACCCTAGAAGTGTAGCAGAAATTGTAAACAACCTTGTAGAAGGTAAGTCTAACAATACTGGTGATGTTACATTAGTAGCTGGTGGTGCATCATCTACTACAATATTTGATGAACGTATAGGTTATAACTCTTATATTGGCTTAGAACCTAAAACACAAACAGCAGCTAGTACATACTTCCCATACGGTGCATTTCAAGATACGACTGACCAAAGCATAGCAACAGTTACAGCTACAGCAAACATTAGTCTTGATACTACAGACTACGCCTTAGGCACAAGTATTGTAGACGGATACAAAATAAAAGTAGACTATTCTGGTCTTTACAATGTGCAATTTAGTATTCAATTTGTAAATGCTGACTCACAAATACAAGATGTAGATATTTGGTTTAGAAAAAATAATTCAGATGTCGCAGCTTCTAATAGTAAATTTTCTGTGCCTAATAAACATGGTAGTATAAATGGTCATCTTATTGCTGCATTAAACTTTAACATAGAACTTGCTAAAAACGACTATGTAAGTTTAGCATGGGCTACTACTTCTACATTAGTTACAGTAGAACAATTAGCAGCACAAACTAGCCCTACTAGACCTGCAACACCTAGTGCTATTGTGACTATTCAGTATTTAAGTGCTAACTCATTTACAACTAACTTATTTACAGAACCTTACATTAGCGCACAAAGTAAAGGACAAGCTACTATATCTCATCCTGCAAATACAGGCACGAATAAGGTATATCGTTATATAATAGTAGGATGATATTACACTACATACCTAAAGATAATTTACGTCAACATTGGGACTATGTTAAACATGGCCTTGAATTAGTAAGAGCAAAAGGCCATAATGAATGGATCGTAGAAGACATTTATTGTGACTGTTACGAACAAAGATCAATGCTTTTTATAGGCATTGTAGATAATAAAGCAGTAGGTTTTGTAGTACTTCAACCAATAGGTAATGCTCTTCATGTATGGGCCACATGGTCAACATTATATGATGAGTCATTATTTCATCAAGCATTTCAAGAAATACAAGCAATAGCAAAACAAGGCGGTAAGTCTAAAGTTACATTTACATCTGCAAGACGTGGATGGGAACGTAATGCTAGAAAAATGGGTTTTAGACCTCAAACATGGGAATATATACTTTAAGGAAAGCAATATGAAATTACTGAATTTAAAATGGTTATTACCAGCATTAGGTGATTACTTTACATTTTATGGTGGCGGTGGATCAGGAGGCGGAGGTAGTGGGACATCTACAACCAAGTCTGAATTAGATCCTACTGTAAGACCATTCGTAGAATATGGTTTGCAAGAGGCTAAAGGTTTATATCAACAACCAGGCCCAGACTACTTCCCTGGTCAAACTTATGTAAGCCCATCTCAACAAACAACTCAAGCATTAGGTCTTGCAGAACAACGTGCTTTATCAGGCAGTCCTCTTACACAAGCAGCTCAACAACAACAATTAGGTACAGTAGGCGGTCAATATCTATCTGCTGGTAACCCATATTTAAGCGCAGCATTAAGAGGCCCTACACAAGAAGCTACACAGGCTTATAATGATGCTATTAGAGCTGCTCAAGGAAACGCTTCTATGGCAGGCCGTTATGGTTCAGGGGTATCTGCTGACATTCAAAATAGAGCAGCACAAACATTAGCTAGTACACTTGCCAATAAATATGGCGATCTTGCTTATGCTAATTATGCTGCAGAACGTGGTAGACAAGAAGCAGCTTCAGGCCTTGCTCCACAAATGGCTGCTGCTGACTATGCAGATATTCAACAATTAGCTAACGTAGGTAAAACACAAGAAAACTACTCACAAACAGCATTACAAGCTGCTATTGATAAGTTTAACTTTGAACAAAACAAACCATATCAAAAACTTCAAGCATATCTTGGTGCAGCTTATGGCGCTCCTGTTGGTCAAGTATCTACTACACAGTCTCAACAAAGTGGCGGTGGTAAAATAGTATGTACAATGATGAATGAACAGGCTTATGGTTTCGGATCATTCCGTAATGCAATTTGGCTTAAACATTCAGCTAATATGCCAAACGCTAAAGTATATGAAAAAGGCTATCACACACTATTCTTACCATTAGTAGAATTTGCTAAAGGTAAAGGTAAACTTAACAAAGTGGTACGTAATGTATTAGCACATATTGCTAGACATAGAACTGCTGATATTTATAAACAAATGCGTGGCAATAAGAGAGACACATTAGGTCGTGTTTATCGTGCTATCTTAGAGCCTATTTGCTATTTAGTAGGAAAGGTATCTTAATATGGGTATGCCAACATTAATAGGCGCTGGAGTAGGCGCTGTAGGTTCAGCAATTACAGGACAAAGTCCACTTAAAGGTGCTTTACTAGGTGGTGCAACAGGTGGTTTATTTGGTGGTTCAGAAAGTTTATTAGGTGGTAAAGTTGCTAATATGTTTTCTAGTGGAGTAGCTCCAGGTGTAAAACTTGGTGCAGATGCAGCAGGAACTGCAATAGTGCCTGGAATGGGAATTAATACTTTATCTAGTTCAATTCCTACTACATCTATAGGTACTAATTTAGGAGGTATTGGTAGTGGCGCATTACCTGCAACTACAGCAACCGGTGCATTTGCTGACGGTATTAATTTAACTGCAGCAAACTTAGCTGGCGGTGCTAGTGGACTTCCACTAGGAGCTATGGATACATCTAAAATATTTAATTACACTCCACCAACAGCAATGGATAAAATAACAGGTGCAGGTACTATGTTATCTGACTGGGCGCAAGCAAACCCAGCACAAGCGTTAGGAACAGGTTTACAAGGCTATCAAGCTCTTAACCAACCAGCTCCTCAACTTAATTTACCAGTAGCGCCAACAGCTCCAATTACACAAAGACCAGCACCATCATTTGGCTTAGGTCAAGATGAGAAACTTTTAACCAGACTATCACCTAACTATGGTGGTTTACAAGTTTATAGAGGGTACTAATTATGGCAATATTTGACACAAATACTGGTTTTGGAAATTTGGTTGGTGGCATGAATGTTTTTGGCGCTAGACAACCTGAATATTTAGGCGGCTTACTTACTACAGACCAACAAAAACAATTACAAAACCAAGCGCTATTATCAGGTCTTATTGGTACTGCTGCAACATATTTTGCGCAACCAAAAAACCAAGGTATCGGACTTCCAGCAATTCTTGGTAAGTCATATTTAGGTGGTATGCAAGCTTCACAAGGTGCATATAATGCAGCTACAGAAAATGCAATGAATACTCTTAAAATACAAAAAGAGTTCAGAGATGCTCAATTAGACTATCTAAAAGCATTGCCTACAGATGTACGTGAGTTTCAGTTTGCGCAAGAAAACCCTCAATTTCTTGAATACGCTAAAACAATGGCTAACCTTAGAGCGCCAAAAACTACTGTTACAACTAACGTATCTAATAAAGAATTTGCATCTAATGTTATTAAAGATCTTGAAAGTAGTTTAACTTCTGGTATGGAAGCTCAAACTACATTACCAACATATAGAACTATGTCACAGCTTATTGATCAAGGCATACAAACAGGTGCAGGAGCTGAAGCTGCTAAAACAATTTCTAAAGCAGGTCAATTACTTATTCCAGGCTTTAATGTTGAGACTACATCTAAACTTGAAGCATTTGACTCATTATCTAAAAACGTTATTATTCCTCAAGTTAAAAAACTTGGTGCTAACCCAACAAATACAGACTTACAATTTATTGTTGACTCAGCTCCATCTATTGGTAAAACACCTGAGGGTAATAAATTATTACTTAATGCTCTTGAAATTGGCGCTAAACGTGATGCTGCACTTGCTGAATGGACTGCAAACTGGCAGATGCAAAATGCTTCTCTTCTTGAAAGAAACCCATCACAAGCTAGAGCTAAATTGTTTAAAGATAAACTACAATTCACTAAAGAATTACAAGCTCAAACTGCGCCAGATGTACTTTCTATTAAGTCACAAGTTCCAGGAATGGTGCAAGGCGGCGCAGGCGTTATTAAAAACAAAAATATCTTATTTAGAAATTAAGGAATAAAAATGGCTCAAGATCCAAAAGCAGTCATACAAGAACTGTATTTTGACTTATCTGCTGGTAGAGACCAAGGCAATTTAAGTAAGCAAGGTGAAACAGTTTTAAGTGCTATTGAGACTGGTGTAGTAACACCACAAAGCATTGGACAGTATTTACAAGGCGCTACATTAAATTTCTCAGATGAATTGCTAGGCACACTTAACTCTGTGTTTGGTAAAAAGCCTGGTGTTATTTCTCAAGCGGCTAAAGAAGCAGGATATGGTGACATTACACCTAGACAAGCTGGTGTAGGTTTAGAGCGTTTAGCACTAGAGCAAAGAGCTTCTGAAACACCAATTAGATCTATAGGGGAACAAGTTGTAGGTGGTGCTATTCCTGCTATTATTAGCAAAGGTACTTCATTACCATTAACATTAGGTAAAGCTGCTGTACAAGGCTTTAAGTCAGGTGTTATTGGTGGTTTTGGTGCAGGTGAAGGTGGGCCAGAACAACAAGTTACTTCTGCATTAATTAGCGGAGGAGCAGGTGCAGTAGCAGCTCCAGCATTGCAATTGGGTGCTAGAGTTGTTAAAAATGTATCACAACCAATTATTAAGTCTATGTTTGCTGAACCAGATGTTACAGGTTTGCAAGCTGGTAGAAACCTTGTCAAAGAAGCATTAAAGTCTGACGTAGGTTCAGTAGATGAAGCTATTAATACAGTACTTCAAAATTCTGGCAAACCATATACGTTGGCTGATATTGGCCCTAACACTAGAGCTTATTTAGATGCTGTAAGTCTTATTCCATCACCAGCAAAACAAACAGCTAAAAAGTTTTTAGAGCAGCGTGATAAAGGTATTTCATCACGTTTAACTTCAGACTTACAAGAAGCATTTGGTAGTAAAGCATCATTCTTTGACGAGTTTAACGCTCTTAAAACAGCTAGAACTGACCTAGGTAAAAAGATGTATGCAAATGCTTTTAATAAACAAGTGCCAGTTAATAGAGAACTTACAGACTTATTAGGCCGTCCAAGTGTACAGCAAGCCTATGCTAGAGGTATTAATATTGCACAAGAAAAAGGTATTAAAGTACCTAATGTTTCAGTAAACGCACAAGGCCAATTAGTTACAGCAGAGAATAAACTTGTTGATAAAGTTGATACAGAGTTTTTACACTACGTTAAAATGGGTTTAGATGATCTTGTATATACAGGTAAGTCACCATCTAGCGGTATTGGTAATACACAATTAAACTCTATTAAAGACACTAGAGCGCAATTCTTAAACTATATTGATAAGAATAACCCATCTTATAAGTCAGCACGTAATTACTGGGCAGATGACACAGCTACTATGGATGCTATGCAGTCAGGTAGAACATTTTTAAAGTCTAACCCAGATCAATTAAAAGCTGACATTAAAAAAATGTCTACATCTGAAAAAGAAGCATTTAGACTAGGTGCTATGTCAGATCTTATTGAGCGTGTAGGAGGCCAGTCTACAGATACAGTTGTACCTATGACAGCTAATGTAGCACGTAATATTCTTAAAGATCCTAAACGTGTAGCACTTATTAAAGCTACTTTTCCAGATAATGAATTGGGCCAAAACAAATTTAACCAGTTTATTAAAAACTTCCAAACAGAAATGGAAATGAAAGCTACATCTGGTCAAGTATTAG